TGTCGCCTAGTAGCTCTTTCGCTTTACCGATTAGATCAGTTAGGTGTGCTTAGTGTTTGTGCAAAAGACGATCAAAACAACGTATTTGTGCACGATGTAAAAGTTTTATCAGCAGTAGATGATGACAGAAACTTTGAAACACAATGTGCTGAAATAATTGCTACCTGTGCCAAACACAAAATATCACACGTTTATGTAGAAGAAAATTTTAGCAGTGCATTAGCTAACGAATTGAGAAGAACAGCACGTAAATTAAAACTTGCAATTAATGTTGTGCCTCACTTCCGTAATCAAAACAAACTACATTTTATTGCACACACTTTAGAACCTATAATAAAAGTAGGCAGATTATATGTACATAAAAGAGTAGCCGAAACCACACCTTTTTTAGATGAATTACAAGCATTTCCACGTGCTAAACAAGATGACTGTATCGATGCAACAAGTGAAGCAATAAGTCATTTACCCGAACTGGCAGTTGATATTAGTAAAGTCGCAAAAATTCACAATCCACTCTCACCTGCTTTGCAAACATTTTCAATTAACAAACGAATCCAATAACAAAGACGAGGTTTGGAATAAATATTTTTAGTTTATACAAGATTATTTATAAAAAATTTTTTTTATATATACACACGCACGTGCGAAAGAGATTTTGAAAAGGAGTAAATTTTATGTGTGCACCACCAATAGTTAGTAGACCTTCACCGCCGCCAGCACCAGCACCGCAACCCGAAGTAAGTAGACAAACTGGAGCTACGGACAACACGGCAAGAAGAGTTGGCAGAACATTTAGATCGGGCTCGGCTTCACAAAGAGGTAGAGGTGTTTTAATTAGAAGCAGAAATCCATTAGGTATCAGCAGAACACAAAGTAGAAATTTAGGAACAAGACGAAGTTTATTAACTCCAATTTCAATTTCAACTGAACCATTGAACGTAACAGTTGGGGGTTACTAATATGTGTTTTCCAACACCAAAAATGCCAGACGTTAGTGCACAAATAAAAGCACAACAAGACGCACTATCAAAACAAAAAGAAGAAGAACAGTTGGCACAAAGAAATGCTGAAATGGCACAAGCAAGTGCAACTGCAAAAAGATTACAAAGAAGAAGAAGAGGAAGAGCAAGTTTAATAACACGAAGTGGCGGCACTGGAAGTTTAGGTATTTTGAATGAAACACCTACAAGCACAGGTATGCTTAGACCATTAGGTGAAAACTTTGCACAACTTTCTAATCAATAATGTCAATAGAAATTATAAAACAAACTTTTAGACTTGCAAAAGCCGCACGTGAAAAACACGAAGATGAAATAAGTGAAGCATACAAGTTCACAAGACCAAACAGAGATATTTGGCGAAACAGAGAAAGTGACACAGACAGAACTAAAATATTTGACTCTACTGCACCCGACAGTGTGCAAAACTTAGTATCAACAATTTTAAATTTATTAATACCTCAAAATCAACAATGGGCAACACTAAGCATTAGAGAAGATGTAAAAGAAGAAATTGCTAGTGATGTAAAAAGACTTTTAGACAGAGCAAACAGAACTGTTTTTAAAACTATTAGAGATAGCAACTTTTATATCGCAGCTTCGGAAAGTTTGACTGATGCTGTAATAAGTGGTTGCGGAGCAATTGGCTTGTATGAAACAGACACTGACATTGAGTTCATTGGAATACCAACATATCAACTTTATTTTTTAGATGATTACAAAGGTGAAGTTGACACTGTGTTTAGACAGCACGCACTCAGTGCACAATACATTGTAGAAAATTACAGAAACGTGCCCGATGAAATTAAGAAGCTGGCAAAAGAAGCACCACAAAAAACTGTGACAGTTACTGAAAGCTGTATGAGAATGACTGGTGACAAAGAGTTTACTTACACAGTGATGATTGGCAAAGAACTAGCTCCAATATTCCAAAAGAAAATGTCAACACAGATGTTTGTTGTTTTTAGATTTGGCAGAACTATTGGTGAAGTTTGGGGCGAGTCACCTGTTAGAATGGCACTACCACATATTAGAACAATCAACGAAGCACAGATGCTGGTATTACAGGCGGCAAGTTATGCAAGTTTAGGTGCGTGGCAAGTTAATTCAGAAACAAGTGTAAACTTTGGAAACGTAAAACTTCAGCCAGGCAGTGTAGTAACTGTTGATCAGCCGTTGTCACCTATTCCGTTTGCTGGCAACTTTGCAATTACAGATGCAACAATACAAGACCACAGACAGCAAATAAGACGTATGCTTTTCAACGATGTAATACTTCCGCCCGAACAGTCACCTACAATGACAGCAACAGAAATACAGATAAGACAAGCAGAATTTTACAGAAGATTAGGTCCATATGGCTTACGTTTGGAGCAAGAATTTTTAAGACCAGTAATCAGCAACTTGGTAAAAAGACTACAAATGAAAGGTGCTGTGCCCGAATTTGTGTTGGATAGACAGGCTTTTGAAGTCATAGTTAATTCAGCAGTAAAAAGAGGAATAGCACTTAGTGAAATAACACGTGACATACAAATACTGCAAGTGGTGTCACAACTTGGCGAACAAGCATTGGCAAACATCAACATCACAAAACTAGCACGTAAAATATTACGTGATGGTGATATGTCACCCGAAGTTTTACGTGACGAAGCAGAAATTGACATAATGATGGAACAGCAACAGCAACAGCAAAATGTTCAACAAGTTGCCCAACAAATTTTACAAGAATCTCAGCAAGGTAATAACCAAAATAACCAAACATAAGGTAGGAATACCGAAGTTAAATACACTACAATTTTTGTAAAACAGAAATGAAACAAAGAGAACTACAAGAGCATTACAAACGTGTATTTGAAACACCCAGTGGCAAAGTGGTGTTGGCAGATTTAGAACGTATCACAAACACAACACGTGTTACAGCCGACAGTCCAAATCCATATTCAGCAATATACATTGTTGCACAACAACAGCTGATCAAACGTGTGCGAAATATGTGTTTAATGAAAACTGTGGAACTTAACAAAAAGGACTAGACAATGACAGAAAACACCTCAGCAACAGAAGTTGCAGAAACAAAACAAGCCGCCCCACAAGCACCAGCAGAAACAACGACAACAGCAGAACCAAACAGCAGTCTGTTGGCAGATGCTAGTGTAGAAACAACAACAGAACAGCCCGCAGCTGAAACTGACAGACCCGAATGGTTGCCCGAAAAATTTAAATCAGCAGAAGATTTGGCAAAGAGTTATGTGGAGTTAGAAAAAACACTTGCAGACAAATCACCTAAAGTGCCCGAAGAATACGACTTTAGTTACACAAAAGAATTTGGACTTGCTGATATGGACGACACTTTAAAAACAGAAGTTAACACTGCGTTCAAACACGCAAAACTTACAGACCAGCAAGCAAAAGAAGTTATGGCACTGTACAGTGATCAAGTTAACAAGCTGACTGAACAGTTACAAAATGCACCTCGTACTGATTTGAACACAGAACAGACTGCACTTAAAACAGTTTGGAAAGATGATTACGACAACAACATTAGAGCAGTTAGACAGTATGCTGAAACACTGCCAAAAAGAATGTTGGAATATCCACTTGTTGACACAGCAGAAGGCATACAATTTTTGCAAAGTTTAATGCAGAACAACAGACAAAATCCAATAGTAAATGCACAAAGCCAAAGTGCCAATGCAATTACAATTAGAGAGCAGATCAACGAAATGCGTGCAGACAACAAAATGAAACTGCCAGCTGGTGATCCTGTTGGTGAAGCACACAGACAGAAACTGTACAACTTGTATGAACAGTTGGAACGTGTGCAACAATAAGTTTTACGTTCCCCTTCGTAAAAATTCAGTTACTGGCACAGAAACCTATACTTGCAGATCGTGTTTTAAAAGTACTGTGCTGGTGCTGAAATAATTAAATTTATGTACATTACTGTTGAATACAAACTGAGTGACAGCACAACTAAAACACTTGTTTTTACTGACACTGACTTTGCACGACATATGGGCACTGAATGGCAACTGGCAAGCAGATTACTTCGAATAAAGTTCATACAAGATAAACTGCGAACACGAACAGATAGATTTAGTGAGTTTACATATTTGATGCAAGCAGACTTAAATTAAAGCACGTACAGTGCTGTTTTAGACATTGTTAGTACAATGTGTTATTTGTGTTGTATTATGCAAGTAAA